TGTGCGCAAGAAGCTATCACAGACATTTATAGAGACTACTGGTGCAAAGGGCGGCCCTATTCAATACTCAGACATGACAACAGAAGAAATCGACCAGAGATTAAAGGAACTTAGAGATAAGGAGAATGAAGATGTTTGAAATAGTTGTAATAATTCTGTTACTTATCATTGCTTTTAATACGGGATGTTAGAAATAAGAAACTAAAGGAATTACAAACCTTAAATGCTAATGCTCCACGGGTGGGTGAATGATAGGATGGCACATATTTTTAATAATAGCTGTATTGTTCATGTTGTTAGATGTGATAATTAACGATGAATAACAAAGACAAGATAGAAGAGATCGCATTACTTGAACTAAAAGAGGGGCAAAAGAAACAGAATCTTTGCCTATACTGGTTTAATATATTCTATGCTTGGCAGATAGAATTCTGTGCATCAACCCTCCTTAAGTTTGAATCCTGTCTAATGGCGGCCAACCAAATTGGAAAATGTGTGTCTTTTCAAACACTTATAGAGACTGAGCATGGCCCCAAACGAATAGGAGATATTTTTGGTAGTAAGATTAAAGTAAAAACGCACCCAAACAATGAACTGAGGAAGGTCAATGCCTGGGTGATGAAGCCACCAGAAGAGTGTTATCGTATTACTCTTGACGATGGGTCTTGGGTTGAAGTTCCTTTGGGACATAAAATATTGGTCGGCTCGGATTACCTAACAGTAGATGAGCTTTTTCAAGTGCTACCTGAATCCGTATTTTCCCGTCCTCAGTCCAGTTCGGTGTTTTCCCGGTTAGTTCATACTTCAAGTGTGCAGCGTTTGATGGGAAAATGTGTAGATTCAATACGTCATTGTTTAGTCGGTCTCCGTCTAAATGATGCACAACTTCTTTCCGATCAAGATAACGTCCAAGTTTATTCTCCATTACAAGGCGATGTTCAGCCACATACCTCCCGTTTATTGCGTTTGGGTGATCTGGTATATAGACATATCTATAACCTTTTCGATAGGTTATTCCACCCTTCCAGTCCGGGTGTCTGTACCCAGATTTTGGGCCAGTCCTCTTGGCCTTTAATCCCATCTCTTTTATACGTCTACCGACCGTATCACGAGAGCAACCAAGATCGTCTGCTATTTCACGCAGAGAAATGTCACGAGACAAGAGAACTTTTATCCTGTCATTTAAACCCACAATCTTTTTCATATCCACCTCCTAATAAACCTTCGTTTGCTGTTAGTAGGATTGTATCGGTTTATCCGGTTGGTGTCAAGACGTTATATGATATGGAAGTTGACGAGAGGCACAACTATATAGCTGGTGGTTTAGTTCATCACAATACTTTGGTGGGTACGGTGATTGATGCCTTTCATTTAATGGGTAACTACCCAGATAATTGGCCAGGTCATAGGTTTAAACATGCTCCGCTTGTCTGGTGTCTGGGTGTATCAACAGAAAAGACTAGAGATCTACTTCAGACAGCACTATTTGGTAAGTATGACAAGCTAAATGGTTTTAAGGGTGGTCTTGTACCAAAAGATAAAATAGTTGATTGGGAGTCTATATCCGGTGTTTCCAATGCCATGCGTACAGTAAGGGTTAAACATGCCTCCGGTGGTATATCAAGAGCTCAATTCTGGTCGTATTCTCAAGGACAAGACGTATTAATGGGTGATAAGGTAGACCACTGCCATATAGATGAAGACCCAAAAGACCCTAAAATAAGACCGCAGTTAGTAACAAGAACAATTAATGGTGATAAAGGCAGGGGTGGCAAGATAATATATACCTTTACACCTGAACATGGCAGGACAGACACAGTAATTAAGTTTATGGATAATCCGTCACCTTCTCAATTCTTCATGCAGAAGGGCTGGGTTGATGCTCCACACATGACACAAGATAAACAAGACAGGCTAATGGAACAATACGATTCCAGCCAAATAGACATGAGATCAAAGGGTGATCCGCTCCTTGGTGAAGGTCGTATCTTTGACATATCAGAAGATGTTATTGAATGTGATCCTTTTGAAATACCTGATTTCTGGAAGACTATTTGTTGCTGTGATTTTGGTGGTATGGGAAGTGGCGCTCATCCACAGGCATTTGCTAAACTTGTTCACGATCCTGAATCCGACACAGTTTATCTAACCAATTCATGGAAAGCCTCTGGTGTTAGTGCTCCTGATGCTAGAGCAGCCGTTAAGTCTTGGGTTGGTGCTTATCCGGTTGCTTGGCCTCACGATGGATTACATATGGAAAAGGCTAGAGACGATTCTATCCAACTTAAACAACATTATGTTAACGCTGGTTTCAATATGCTCTTTGAACACGCTACATGGCTTGAAGGTGGAATATCTGTTGAGGCTGGCATATATCAGATAATCACAAGGGCAAGACAAGGTAGATTCAGAGTATTTAAGGGCCAGCCCGGTTTCCTTGAGGAATGGAGACAATACCATAGGGTTAACGGTAAAATTGTGAAGGTTCGTGATGATATATTAGACTCAATAAGGACCGGTATAATGATGCTTAGATGTGCTATATATTGTGGTGATTGCAATTTAATTATAAAATCAGTAAGACCAGAACCCATTGGAGTTATGGGGAAAAGATAGGGTGTTGACATTAACATAATAATAAGCTATATATAAACTATGATCTTCTTAATATTAATACCAATAATACCAACCATTATATTTTTATGGAAACTTGCAGCTATAGCAGATCATAATTATTCACGTATACAATGCGCACAAAAGGCAAGAAAAAGAGAGCATCAGATAAAATTTGAAGCCATCATATATAAACTAAAGTCAGAAAACATACCACTGGAATTAAGAGAAGAAGCATTAAGGAAATTATATCAAATATATGTTTGATATGGATTAGTTCCCAGCGGAGAAATGATAATAGCATAGCCCCTGCGCCTCTGGTAGTTTCAAGCGAAATTCAGGGGTTTTTTTATTTAGGTGTTGACAATAAAATTTAAATCAGCTATATTATAGTCATGCTTAAGAAGTAAAACTAAATAACCTTTGCAAAGGAGAAAAGCGATGAAGACAAACAGAATGAGATACGGCCCCACAGATTTAAACACACATTATATTATGAGATAAAATAATCCGGGTACCAGATCTATAAAAATAAAAAGCCTCCGTTAATCGAGTACGGGGGCTTTTTTTATGTCCTCAATTTGTGATATGTTATAAAAACCTTCCATTTTGGAATGAAATAACTTGACAATATTCCAAATAGGAATATAATGGTATAAGAAATACATTCATTATGGAGTTTCTTATGCCTTTGACCCACGAAGAAATCACAAAGAAACACGATAAAGCCTACCTTTACCCCCAAGAAACCAGAGAAAAAGCCTCAGAATGCAGTTTTTTTTATCACGTATCACATTGGGATGATAATATGTTAAGTACATCTCAGTTAAGTTATCGTGGTGAATTCGACATGGTTGGGAAAGCTGTTAAGGGTGTTCAGGGTGATCTTACGTCTAATCCTGTTCAGAATGACTTTGAGCCAGTTGATGAAGATAGGGAAGATGCGGCAGACTTTATGGATACCCTATACAGGGCAGACAGCCACAGCAACACCTCGATTGAATCCTTTGATAATGCCGAACTGGAAATGATTGTTTGTGGGTTCGGTGCATGGGAGCTTTCCACAGAATATGAGTCTATCCGTGGCGATAGTAACAACCAGGTGCTTATACGTAGACCAATAGCAGAAGCAAACAACACGCTTTTCTTTGATCCAAGCGCAAAACTTCTTGATAAATCAGATGCTAAATACTCATCACACTTAACCGGATACACAGAAGAGGGTTTTATATCTGCCCACTATGAGTTGACAGGTGAAGAACTAACAGACAAAGAAATAAAAGCCATTAACCCCTCATCTTTCTCATATCCAGAAGGTTCATTTAGTTGGGTTACTTCGGGATCAGAGGCTACATTTTACCTTTCAACATTTTATCACAAAGAATTAGTAAAGACTAAGATTCTCAACATGGTTAATCCTTTAGGTGAAAACCAGACAATGTATGAGTCTGACCTTAAAGACGTTATGGATGACATGATTGACGAGGGATGGACAATTGAAAGTGATAAAACCATAAATAGGTGGGAAATCAGAAAGTACATTGTATCCGGTCAAGAGATTCTTAATGGTGACATGGTAGATGGTGAACGTGTAGGAGTTGTAATACCGGGTGAACATATACCAGTTGTTCCGATATATGGAGAACGTGCGATTGTCAACGGACAAGAGACTTGGGAAGGTATTATTGCTAAGAAGATGGACGCCCAGAAACTACGTGATTTCAATCTGTCTTATCTTGCCGATATTGTTAGCAGATCACCAAGATCAAAACCAATAGTATCCCCAGAAGAAGTGGCTGGTTTCGAAAAAGATTACTCTTTAACTGGTGTAGAAAATAACCTTCCATATGTCCGCATGAACAGAAAGACACAGAGTGGAGAACCTTTGCCTTATGGCCCGATTAGAATGTTACCGGAGCAGCCCATCCCTTCAGCATTAGTAGCAAGTATTGACCTATCACGGCAAGCTGTTGAGGATGGTGCTAATCCCGGTATTACACAAGACATTGCAGATGTTGATCTGTCCACCAAGTCTATTCTTGCACTTCAAGCTAGATTAGATTTACAGTCTGTTGTTTATCAGGAACACCGGAAACATGGAAAACGCAGAGACGGAGAGATATGTGCATCAATGTATGCTGAGATTTATGACGTACCTCGCAGAGCTAATGTTGAGCTTAAAAATGGAACACGTAAAAAAGTCGAGACAATGGAGCAAATCCTTGATGCTGAGTCTGGTGAATTTATAACTATAAACGATATTTATAATACAGAATTCAAGGTGTACTCATCAATAAGCGCAAGTTATAGCACACAAAAAGACCAGACACTTGACCGTGTTGAGAAGTTATTGCAGGGCATTAACCCTGCCGATCCTAAATATAACATGCTTTTACTCCAGTATCTATCTTTGATGGATGGTATAGACTTTGACGACATTAGAGATTATGTAAAGAATGAACAGTTAATGCTTGGATTCCGTAAACCAGACGATGATGAAGAAGAAGCCCTGCTTGAAGAGGCTAAGAACCAGCAGCAAGAACCTTCAGCTGAAATGCTTGTGGGTTTAGGTGAAAAAATGAAGGGTGAAGCTGCGCTATTAGAGCAGAAACGTAAAGGAATAGAAATGCAGTTAGAGTTCCAGAACAAAGACACGGCAAATAAGGTCGATAGTTTTGAGGCACAGACTAAACGAATGGAAGCACAGATTAAAGCATTTTTAGCAGATGCAAAGATACAAATGGACAATATGAATACGTTCAGTAAGGATATGGAAACTAGAACTAAAATGAGTGAGTTTGTTCAGCCTATTACCGGAATGTCAGATGAAGCAATAAAGGCTGAACTATACGGGCAAGCATAGGGGAATATAATGACAGAATTAAGTGAAAATGAAAAAATACAGGAATTAGTAAAAAATGGTAAATCCCTACAATCAGTTGCTGATGAATTTAATGTAAGTAAAAGTTTAGTTCAGAAAATATGCAGGAAAATTAAAAAAATAAGGTAATGCAATGTCCAAGAAAACAAAGAATCCACCCTTAAAGAAACCAAAGAAGAAGTATCTGGGAGATATCCCCAATATGGCTAAGAAGAAGAGTAAAAAATATAAGGCATGAAAATAATAAAGCTTTTTGACCCAATATATAGAGCAAACTTAAGGGTAATGATAAATTGTTCTTTTGACGATTGTAGAAAGCACACATTAAAAGAATTTAATACTGAACTTCAAGAGAATAATAGTCTTGCTAATGGGAAAGCCTTTGCATTAAGTGATGGTTCTTATTTGGTTTGGGTTGAAAAGTTTAATTGGTCAATAGACTGCCAAGGTGTTCTTGTCCACGAACTTTTACATATTGCTTTTTACGTTATAGGAGATCGTGGGATAAAAATAGATAGCGATGAAGATGAAGCCTTGGCATATTACTTTGAATATTTATTTAATAGTGTTTGGAATAAGTTAAAACCAAAAAAGAAGAGTAAGCGTAAAACAGCCTAGCACTGTAAAGCTAGATAACTGAGGCGAACAGGTAAACGCAAGCTACTGTGAGGCATATCACAGACTACCTAACATCAAGGGGAACAATGATGGATGAAGCAAAAAAGATAGAGGAAGAAGAAGTCATAACAGATGAGAGCGTTGAAACTGATACTGATGAAGTCAATACAGAAACTGATGACGAAGTTAATGAAGATGATACCGAAGCGGTTGAGAAACCAGCGTGGTTAGATGACACTGAGGAAACAAAAGAACCTGATACAGTGCCTCTTTCTACTTATCTTAAACTAAAGGGAAAGAACAAGGAACAGCGCACAGATCAAGAGATTGAGAATGAACGGCTTAGAGTTGAGAATGAACAGCTTAAGAAATCAGTTCAAACACCTTCTGATAGTGTGTCCTTAAAACGGCCCAGAGTTAACGACTTCGCAGATGATGATGAATATGAAGACGCGATGGATGTCTATGAAAAACAGAAAGATGAAAATAACTTTCAACGTTCAACACAGACAAACACTCAAAATCAACAGCAAAACAGATTAATGGAGGCACAAGAAATATCTGTTAACGATCACAATCTAAGGGCAGAAGCGTTTGTTAAACAACAGAAAATTAAACCTGAAGTTTATATTAATGCTGATAGTAAAATAAGACAGGCGATTGAGTCTATTATGCCGAATGAAAGTGGTCATGTTTTTAATACTTTAATTCATCGTATGGGTTCAGATTCAGAAAAGGTTATTCTCTATCTTGGAAACAGTAAGGAAAGATTGGACAAGTTCACGGCTTCTCTCAGAAACGATCCATCTGGAATAGAAGCTGGAATACTTGTGGGAGGAATGAAAGAGAAGGTAAAAAAACCAACTAAACGAACCAGTAATGCACCACCTCCATCAGATAATTTAAGTGGTGGTGATTCTATCTCTGCTAGTGAAAAAGCCTTAAAAAGGGCATATGGTAAAACTACAGGACAAGAAGCTTTTTCAATAAAGCAAAAGGCGAGGCAAGCTGGTTACAACACAAAGGAATGGTGATATAAATGTCAGTTACAACAGCAAAAACAGTAGAAAATATGCTCGGTCAGTTTATAGAGACAACCGATGCACAAGATAGCATGTTAGGTTTAGTAAAACTTGAAACTCCTGATGCAAAGAAAATGCAGAATTCCAGTAACTTTTATTGGGAAAATGTGCAGCAACGCAGACCCACTATAAGTGGTTGGGATATGTCCGGTGAGGCTGGTGGGATAATCCAGGAAACTTATCCTAAACTTCTTGGAACACCAGAGAATGATGTTATTACGGTTCGCATTGATGATGCCCGCGATGATTCTTATCTTATGAATGCAGTTAAAGAGGGGGCGGTTCAGCAGAACACTAAACTGAATACAGAACTTGCAAGTGCTATTTCTGTTCAGGGTAGTATGTTTGTTAGAGATAACTCAACAAACGGTTTTGATTTTCTTGGCGAATGTCAGGCCATGATGGATGAGAGACAGGGTAAGGTTACTGAGAGAACTGCGATTCTTAATACTCGTAACAGCTTAACTTTTGCTTCTGATCTCGCAGCTCGTCAGAATGTTGTAGGTAGGCCTGAAAATGCGTGGAGTTCAGGTGTTCTTGCTAATGATGTATGCGGTTTTAAGAATGTATTGACCGGATCATTTTTACCGTCAATCGTTGGTGATGCTGATGCTTCAAGGGTAGTTGGTGCAACCGCACCTTCTTACGCTCCAAGAGGTGGTACAGTAGATGCAACCACTGGTATATGTACTAATTATGATTATCGTAAAGCAGTTTTAACAACCGTTGCTAACACGGGTTTTATTGTTGGTGACAAAATAACAATAGCTGATGTTTACTCAGTTGGCCTTAGTGATAAACAGAGTTCTGGTGAGTTAATGACATTTACGGTTCTTGATGTTGATTCAGGTGGAACCGATATGACCATATCTCCTAGACCGATTGCTCCTGCATCCTCTGATACTTCACTAACTACAGTTGAGGGCGCATACAGTAATGTCGATTCTCAGATAGCAGCTGGTGCAGCAATAACCCGTCTAAATATAGACACAACTGATCCTAAGGTTAATCTGTTTTTTGAAAAATCAGCTATTGAAGTTATTGGTGGAATAATCCCAGCAGAAAAGTTTAAAACGTTTGGTGGTAATGATTGTATTCATGGCACACTGAAAAATGGTCTTGAGGCTTATATGCTTTACACCAGCGATATAATGGCCGCTACTCTGTCTTACAGATTGTTTGTATGGTACGGAATAACAATAACTAACCCATCTATTTGTGGATCAGCAGTAAAATACTAATAATTTGTGGGGGCTTCGGCCCCTACTTACCAAGGGAGAACAAAATGAAAGCAGGACCTTTAGAATTTAGACATCACACAAAAATAACAGAATACCCGGCAGCCGCTACAAACCAGCAGGTATTAACAGTAACAACCGATACACTAGAACTAACACACCCATATGTTCGCCTAAACTCTACGGCTGGTGCTTGTACGGTGACGGTACCTAATGGTGAAGAAAGTCAGTTGATAGTAATTAATCATCAGACCGCAGCAGACGACATAGATATTACCTGCACAACCTGTTCGGGGTTTTCTACAATAGCCATGGATGAGGTTGGAGATCAGTTAATACTTTTCTATGTTGACGACACTGTTGGCTGGATTATAATTTCAGCACTTGCAGCAGATGGTACTGGACTTGTTTACACCGCAGCATAAACAATTAATCTTCTGGGGGTGTAAAAACCCCCTTGAACAAGGAGAAATAAAATGACACAGTGTACAACTTTAGATAGTACAGATACTGCTATTGCGACCACAAAGGCATTAGCTGAATCTAATTTGTCTACGGGTTCAAGTCATACCAGCTCCATAAGTGACATAACAACCTTGGTTAATGATATTAGGACACGGTTAAAGGGTGATTCACCTGTTGGTAGACCAGCCCTTGCTATTGGTGATGGAGCTAAACAGGCCGTTGCAACTGCCGCATGTGATTATCAGGTTGACGGTGTTAGATATACTGTTGCCGCAGATACAACGGGTGTTGCACTTGGAACGACTGTCGTTGCACAGAGTACGTTTGGCGCAGTAGCATTAGATGTCCCTATTTCTGGTGGAACAGTAGTATCAACAGAAGCCCCGGCAAATGTAACGGGTTATGGCTCAGCGGTTCTTGCCGCTGCCGCACTTCCAGCCGTTGCCGCCGCTCATTGTAGATTGGGTTATATTACCGTGAGTAATTCAGCTGCAGCCTTCACGCTTGGCACAACCGCCCTTGATGCAGCAAACACAACCGTTGCCTATACCGACTCTAGTACACTCGGAGAACTTATTGGTGCGGCAGTATCTTAATAATAATTGGGGGCTAATAACCCCCTTAATTTAAGGAGGTGTGATGTCATTATACATGTATAAAGAAATCAACGGTGTTATGGAACGTGATACCGTTAGACCTGTAGCATATCAAGATCACCTTGAAGATGGTTGGGTTGTAGATCCATCGGGTGTAAGAGAACCAGTTATTTCCAAAACGGAAATAGCTAAAGAAGTAGTTATTGTAAAAGCTGAAAAACCCAAAGAAACTTCTGAATTTTATGGGGTGGTTGCCTTTCCTTCAGCAAAAGTAGATGTTGTCGTTAAGGAAGAAGATGAAAAACCGGTTTCTGCACCGATTAAAAGAAAAAAGAAGATCACCAAGAAAATGAGCAAACCCATTAAGGATTAATCATGACATTAAAGATTGATTTTGTTAATAGTGCTTATAGTATGGGTAGAATATCAGGGTTGACAAGAAGCCCTACCCCTGAAGACTTAAGCCTTGGTCTGGAACGCCTAGAAGATATGGCGGCTGAATGGCATGAAGCTAATATATCCACTGGTTATACATTTGAACAGACCCCAGGCCAAAATACTCCACATAATGTTCAGCGTAAATATCATCTTGCTTTTAAATCTAATTTGATGATGTTATTGCTTGCCGATTTTGGGAAGATAGCAACCGCAGAATTAGCTGGCATGGCTAGTTCATCATTTAGCCGACTGTTAGCCAGCACCTCAGTTACCGAACAGATACAACCACCCTCGACTATGCCTATTGGTAGTGGAAATAAAAGGTTGGGCCGTTTGTCAAGTTATTATACACCAATTATAACAGCACCAAATGAAAGTGCGACCGTTAAAATGGTGGTTGGTGATGTTGACACGACGTTTTATGAAGATTACACGGCTTTTCTTCTTGAGAGCGAAGATGTTTCAAGTGCCGTTATCACAGCTGATTCAGGATTGACTATCTCAGCTGAAACAGTGACTTCACCACGTGTAACCTATACAGTTACGGCAACCGGTGGAACCGATGATTATAAGGCACTGTATGAGGCCAAGATAATAATGACCACCTCGGCTGGAAGAATATTAACGAGGGTTAGAAACTTTGAATTAACCGAATTGGATATAACTTAATGCCAGAAGTAATGCTAAATCTAATAAAAGGTGATAAAACCAGTGTTGATACGGATTATCGTGACGCTTTACCTGTTAATATGTATGGGGTTATTAGGGATATACTTGGTGCGCAAGGCTATATGCTTTGTTATCCCGGTTTAACTTCTTTCACAACGGGTGGGGGCATTGACAGGGGTGGAAACTATAATGATAGATTTGATGCGCATTTCAGGGTATCTGGGCCATCTTTAATTGAAATTGATACAGATGGTACTGTTTCTACTTTGGGCGGTGTTATTGGCACTTCACAGGCGGCTATGCCG